GTACCCTGCAACCTCAACATACATGTCAACAATTCGGGGAGGTTAAACTTTGTACCATTACCTTTATAATGCTCTCCATACTTTCTGCTGCATGCTATGCATATGATGTTTTCAAGTTCTTTGCGACTTAGGCTCAAAGTGTTATTGCTCCCAAGACTATAATCAATGCAAGTATCGCACCATAGAAAGTGTATACCATGTCTGCCCATTCGGCAACTCCTTTTCCACTTATATAGTCATATGCCTCCTTGCCTATGCCAAATATAAATCCTAATAGAATTAACGGTGTCCATATTAAACCAAGTATGCTTAATAAAAATCCTGCAATGAAATGCTGTGTCTTGTCATTCATCTAAGATTCTTCCACCTTAATAAGATTCCATCCACTACGCTTATAATTCACACCTTTAAAGTCAAAAACCCAGTTAAATTTCATCGCAAATCATCCATTGACAGGTTGTCTTCCATACGGTCAATCATGTCTTCAAGCATGTGTTTAATAACTGATTTTCTGCCCTCGTCAAGCCATTCCTCATGAAGAAGTCTCAACAGGTCATGTATTGCACTTGCAGATGTCATACATATTATGCAACTTTGTTTTATATATACCTAACCTATTTGTACACCATAAATTATATCCATGACTGAACAGGCGTGGTCTCTCTCACACCTAAGTCGTTTTTGTTCTCTTAATAGTTCTCTTTCTTGTTTTGCCAGTGACATGAGTTTCTTCTCTATGTCGCCTAGTCTTGATGATATTGATGATTGATCCATGTACTATATATGCTTATCTGTTATATAAAAATTGTGTATAAATTAAACTTTCTCATGACCGTCATATTTTTTGTTAAGATTCAGTTCCATCATCTTGTCCTCAAGAAGAAAGTGAAGTTTCCAAAATGTCTTGCGACTCTGTTCACCCATTCCCTTGTCTTCAACTTCGTCATACTTGTGATTGAACCACTTTAGTATCTCTGCAAAGTCCTCCATTTCCAACTCCACCATAAATAACATCAAGTATATATACTATTAAAGTTTACCAATTACATGTCTGAGAAGGGGAACAAAAAAGAAAAGGCACAGCCTTCAATTGAGGAGTCCCCTGAAGACATTTTTACCTCACAAGCCGATTTGCAAAAATCATCTCCTAGTGGAAGTCCCTGTATATGTGAAGGTAAAAGAGACATCATGTGTCAAATACATGGTGGTTAACAAAATAAATAAAAAAAATTCGCAGTTATTCTAAAGCTTTGCGATAAGCTTTTACACTGGAGGTGATGTTTTCGATTGTTGCAGTAATCAGTTTTGTCTGAAGCTCCAACATGTCTTTTCCAACACCGTTAGGATCACCTTTCTTGCTGATATCTCCAAAGACGTTTAGCAATTCGTTTTGCAAATTGGTAAATGCTTCAAAGTATTCAGGTACTTGTGTTGCCATGATTTTATCATTATACATGATTATATAAAGGTTGTGTAAACTAAAAAGGTGCTACGCACCTCAGAAACGAATTATTATTCGTGTGACAAAAACTATATATGTAGTGACAAATTAGTTACGTCATGGTACAGTTTCGTAAATCGTTTGCCAGTGCGTTAAGCAAGCTTGGATTCATAGAGAAATCCTACACGGAAACTACCACCCGACCCAGTGTAGCCCAGCCATATATGAGTACCGACACAGGTGCTAAACTACCAATTTTCCCATTCCCACTCACTATGATTTATGAGTTGGCAGACAATATTGATGCTTTAAGAATACCTATTGAGACCTTAAACCGTGAAATGTTCAAGAACGGCTTTGAGGTTGTAGAGAAATGGAAGTACAAGTGCAACAACTGTAGCAAGGAATTCCAGTATGCACCTACCCCCGACAACCCTGACGAGCAGCCATTTGAGGCAAACGGAGACAACTACACCTCTGCACACCCACGCAAAAAGAAGGCAGTTGCAGTACCAAAGGCAGCAAAACTGCAATGTGACACTTGTGGAAGCAACGACTTGGTAAGACCTGTGCCAGAGCACCGTAAGACTTTGGAGAACTTGATGATAGAACCTGTAAACAGCAACCAACAGACCTTGGAAGATGTGGCACGTCAGTTGGAACGTGACTTTGAAATTGCAGACAACGCATATTTGCTTTTGCTTAAAAATTACAAGATAGATGATTCGACTGGAACTATAGACCACGAGAAGACAATTATAAAGGAGATGTTGAGGATCGAGCCACCACAGGTGGCAATGATTGCCGACAGTGATGGGCGTATTGGTTATGACGACAAGAGAAACAAGATTTGGGTATGCCCCAGATTTGAGCACAGGGATGCCAGACTTACCACCCCAAAATGTGACAGGTGTGGAGCAGAGGCACTAAAGGCAGTTATCGAGGTAAACTCTGTATACTCTATAGGTATCCCACAGCCTAAACGTGTTATTTATGGAGAAGGCGAAGTTATTTGGAAGGCTGGAAAGTACAAGCCAAACCTGCTTTATGGATTTTCCCCTATCTATTCCGTATGGTCAAAGGCTATGTCCCTCTCACATATGGACGAGTATATCAGAAAATACTTTGACAAGATGAGACCACCAAGAGGCATGTTGGTAATATCCTCAAGAAACTATGAGACATTTAGAAAGTCATGGGACGTGTTGGAACAAAAGGCACAGGAAGATCCTTACATGATTCACCCACTTTTGGTAGAGAATGACAAGGGTGGAAAGAACCCTGCACAGTGGCTTGACTTTACTGGTAGCTTAAAAGAGTTAGAATTTATCGAAGTTAGAAAAGAGTTGAGAATGATTATTGGTGCTGTCTATGGTGTACTTCCATTCTATTACGGTGAAACCCCTGCTGGATGGAGTCAGGAAGGACTACAAGTTACAATTACAAACCGTGCTGTTCTATGGGGACAGGACACGTTAAAGAAGGCATTCTTTAGCAAGATAAGTAAAATGCTCAACATTAACGATTGGGAATTACAACTAAAGACTGGTGAGGAAACCGACAAGTTGAGAGACTTGCAGACTGACGGAATCGAAATACAGAACATGATGATGCTTCAACAGATGGGCTTTGAGATTACAAGAACCCACACAGGTGAGTTTAACATAAGCAAGAACAGTGCAATGACACCAGAAATGATGTTTGGTGTTGGTGCCATCAACGGAAACATGAACGGTGCAGGAAAGGGAGTACCAGCCCCTCAGGAAAAGACACAGTCGTTTGAAGGCGAACCGAACAACAGCAGACCTAGTGACATTGGTGGAACTGGACAGGGAAGTCCTACAAGTGGAAGCTCAATGAGCAAGAAATCTGCATATCCAAAGGGAATTACTCCGTCAAACTTTAACGTTGTAAAAAATACTTTGCAGACTGCAATAGACTATGACTGGAAAAAGACAAAGACAGTTGAGGAATTGAGAAAGGCAACTGGAATGACAGTAAGAGATGCAAGAGACTTGGTTGCAGCAGAATTTGAAGGAGTTAAAAGGTGGGAAGATGAGTAAGGTATATTGTACCAAAAAGGTAAGTTTTTATGTGACAAAGACAGATGAAGATGAGGAAGATGACTAAAACAATAACAACATTAACTTTTAGACGATGTAATCTGTGTGAAAGTTCTTCAATCAAGTGGCAAGACAATGAAGATGAAAATCATTTGTGTTACGAATGCATGGAAAGTGAAAATGACCGTGTTTTTGAACATGGAGACCAAGGTTGACCAAAAGATTTCACAAATGTGATGACACTTGTAAGGTAAATCATACACCAAAGGCTTCATCTCCAAAAAAAATTGAAAAGATAATTGAAAAAAAACTCAAGGTACAGCCTATTAAACCACGCAAACTTGAAAAAAAGACCGAGGTCATCATTGATATAATGGAAATTGTAGATAAAATCAACAATACAAATGAAACTAACAAAGTTTTAGAAAAAACACTTATTAATCTAAGAAAGTTAGAGAAAGATATTGCCTGAAAAGTTAGAAACTAACGAAAACGCAAACGACATGACCAAAAAGCTTTGGGAAAAGCACCAAGCCGATGAATTTACTGCCGTAAACGAATACAAGGAGGGTGTATGTCTTGGTTGTATGAAGGTAGACAGGGCAGCAGCAACTATTGCAGATATTTGTGGTGATTGTGCTGGAAAAAAAGGTCGTGAGCCACTTTTGGCAAAGGTCTGTGACAAATATTACGGTCTATGTTTCTTTTGTAGCAAGTACAAGTTCAACATTGAGCAGATAAACGGAAGGTTTTGCAACACATGTCACTCCAGAATTGCAAAAATAACCAAGGAATACAACAAAAAAGGTGGATTCATGAAGACAGACCCTTTCTGGATATCAATGCGTAAAAAACACGGAAAGGACTGGAAACAAATAATGGGTGGCTACAAAAAGTCTAATCGTCGCTAGTTTTACTTTTTTTATGTTTTTTCTTCTTCATATATTCAACTAAATCTGGTGGAGTCAGTATCATTTCCAACAACATTTCTATGTTACTTAACTTAATATTTGTATCTTCTAGCAATTCCTCTACTTCACCCAATACAAAATCAAACTTCATTTTCATTCTCCAAAATGAATAACATACGGTCGTTCTTAAAATCATAATATCTTTTACTGTAATTTATGTAACATTTTCCCTTTTTATTTCCAAAAAACCTACCTACCCTCATTGACAATAAAGGTTTTCTTAGTAATCTTGGAAATATTTCAAGTTGATTTTTCTTGTGATTGTATCTAATTTTACCATGTAACACAAGTTTTTCATCTCCTTCAATCCATTCCTTTGCATTATCTTTCCTAAAATGTACAATGCTTCTGTCCAATCTTGGCTGTTCTTTCATGTCATTGGAGTTTGTTACCACCCATAATTTTTCTCCTTTTACATAAAGATCTATGAGAGGCATTTTATGTTCAAGATCATCAGCATGTTCCCTGTAAATCGAATTAAACATCTTGTCACTGTCAAATATGTATATCGATGTAGCCATGTTATATAATCAGTAATACTTATTTATAAAGCCTTGTTAACGTTTTAACATGGATGAAAAGTGTAAAAAGTGTAAAATAAACAAATACGGCTACACTGACGGACAGCATTCCATATTCATATGCTTCAAATGTGGAAGATATGACGGCATTAGTGGTGGAGATGATGCATTTATTGACAGGATAAATGAGGAACCAATGGCACTTTTACATATGATTCAGGAAAAAATACTAATCCCTATTAGTGGAATATAAGTTAATTTATATACTTTACTAAACATGTATATACCATGGAAGTATTTTCATCTGTATTAGAACCTCTACTTTTAGCCACTCTTATAGGTATGGGTAGTGGATTGTTTGCATTCTTTAGAAAAATGAGTAACACACAAAGGGATTTGTGTGAGACAGTACAAAGATTGCAAAAAACCTTAATTATTTTAGCTAAAACAGTTGACATACAGTCAAACAGATTACATCCAAAAGAAGCAAATTCCGAACTTGATGACCTAGTTAAGGAACTTTTGGACAAATAGGCGTAAATTTAACAATAAACCTTAAATAATAACTCTCAGACAAGATTGAGTATGATTGATCCATTGTTAATCGCAACTCTCTCCGTAATAGGAGGAGCAATCTTGAATACATTTAGAGGATTCTTAGGATCTTCTGATGCTACATATGACATCAAAAAATTCTTTGGTGCATTAATTGTAGCAGTATTTGCAGGTATTGCAGTTGCACAAACCTTGGCTCTTGCAGGACTAGGAATTACAGAACTCGTATTAATCGGGCTAACTGTCGGTTTCTCAGTCGATTATGCAGTGAGCAAGGCAAAGAAAACTCAGTAAGCATTTTTTAACCCCTTACTTTTTCCCTTCTTTTCTGCTCAAAAAACTTTATAAGTAATGTTCAGAACGATTATATATGGAAAATGACATATTTTTCAACCAATTTGTGACAAAAGGATTACATCCTATAGGTGGAGACCAAAGATTCTTTGAAGGTTATCTTACTGTTCAGGTAAAAGACAAACAAGGTGAAATAACAATCGTTGATGAATTAATCAAGGTTCTTCCAATCTGGATGGACAGGGGAGCACCAATTAGTGATACTCATTCCAACAGAATTATAGGAAAAGGTATCAGTTATGCTAAAGTAGATTACAAAACTAAAGATGGTGGCACATTGCCAGCAATTAAGATTACAGGTAAAATACACAAAGATTACCATTTAGACAATGAAATTTGGGATAAAATCAAGAGTGGAGAGTACAAAGGACTTTCATTTGGTGGGGCTACAAAGGCAAATAGAACACCAAAAATATTAAAAGATGGAAGTGTAGCATATGAATTAAAGTCATTAGAGCATTATGAGGTCGCTGTTTGCAAAGATCCAGCAGTCCCATTGGCTCTAATTACCGATTATAATCCACTTGCAAAGGCAATTACCGACAACGTTGAAAGACGAGAAGACGGTAAAATGGTGATTAAATGTGATAAATTTGGCTGTACTGTAGACAAATCAACTGATTTTGCAAACGCAGATGGTGATAGACATGGTGCATACAACCAAGATGTTGAGCCTGACAAGTCATCAAACAGGGAATCAAGCCCAGTAGATGACGATGATGATGCTAATATTGGAGAAGAAAAAGATGAGGAAAAGAAAAAAGCCGAAGGAGAACACTGTGTGAATTGTG